GCCAGTAAGAAAACAACAACCCAAGCCTCAAAGAAAACCCAGCGCTAGTAAGCGTCAGAAACAGAGTAGAAGCGTACCATCTACTCGGAGTTTAGTACATCCTCAGGGATTTGCTCAACCCCAAATTGCTATGCAAACTGGTCGTCCTCAATTCATTAGCCAGAAGGATCGTATCATAGTTTCCAACACTGAAATCGCTTTGGAACTCAACGGCACAGCTGCCGCTGGACTTATCCCAGCTGGTGGTGGTATACGTGTATTCCGTTTTCAAAACGCCTCAACAGGCGTTTTCATGGATAACACGCGGTGGTTAACAAAACTTGCCAAGGCGTATGATAAGTTTAGGATCAATAAACTTAATCTGCGCTGGGTCACCTCTATACCTTTTACGTATGGTGGCCAAGTGGCTCTCCGATGGGATTCAGATCCCAGTAAAATCACTCCTGATGCTGACTTACTATCAGTATCTGGTGATATGAGAGCTATGGCAACTGCCGTGTATAATTCCATTGAAAATCGGGTTATGAAAGATCAACTAAATCGTTTGCCACAATACGAAACTTTCCCAGCTGCCGGTGATACCGGAATTGCAACTGTTGGCTCCATTAATGTCGCGCATTCTCCAATCACATTGCCGACAGCACATGATGGAGTAGTCAACCTTGGATACGTATTGATGGATTATGAGGTCGAATTTTACAACCCCAGTGCTGCTACTGCCTAGCAACCATATACCCCAATATATCTGCAGAGATATCCTTTCTATAATCAAGTGCCGGACCATATCACTTGTGCATTATTCGGAACAAATTTAACCATGCCTTTCACAGTGGAACTCAAGGGATGGTTACAAGTTGCCAATTGTTTGTTATGTCCTGAGACATTCATACTACCACCGGGGCAACTAATACGTTTTGAATATAATGATCCGACCGAACAACATTATTATAGAATTGTAGCAATTTATGAAGAACATGAAGTTAATTACATTCTTTCGCGTAACTTTTCAGCTTACGAGAATACTATTGATGGTTCTCAACATATAAGTTGCCTCACAGGGGGATTGATCTTCGGAGATGTCCTTAATGTGATGGGATATATTGAGGGTACTTAACTCCGGTAACGGTATTCTCCTACTACTGTCTGACGTGTGGTAATCGCACAT